GCCCAACCGTTATTCACAGCGGCCTTAATCAATTTAGCACCTGGGCGATCTTTATCTGGAACCACAATAATCTGTTTGCCCAAAGCATTTATTCTAGCGCATTGAGTTTCGTTGGGGTCGTTAGTCATTATTCCAACGCCGTCGATAGCGATAGCATCAAATTGTCCTTCTACTACTATAACATAAGATCTATCGTAGGTCTGTCTATCTAGGTTAAACACATATCCGTTTTGGCTATCAGTAAGATATTTAGGTTTGCCTTCTGTTATCTTACGACCAGTATAGCCAACTACCTTGCCATTGTGGTAAAATGGTATTAGTAGTCGATCCTTGTATCCGGGTGCAGGTGACCACATCCAATCATACCAATCTAAGTCCATACCTCTACTAACAAGGTATTCAAACACTTGGACCATATCTTCTTCACCACCTGGCTTCCAAACTACTTTTGCCCAATCTTTGAGCAGCATAGCACCTTCTGGAAGATCTCGTTCTTCTAAATTAAAGTTCAATGTTCTTATGGGTTGTGGTTGATCTTCTTTAAATTTAAGAGTAACCAATCCTAACTTACTAACATCTGAATCGTTCATACCCAACCATTTGAACAATGATTTAGTATTGGTGCTCAATGTTTTACCTGGACTCCAGCCTGCTTTGAATGAGCAGTTAAAGCAATGATAAGTAAAGCCTTCGTCTGTGAATAGTACCCCACCACGTTTTTTAGTGTCTCGACTATCGCCTCTATGTGGGCAACAAACCGCGTTAAAACTTATCCAACCGCCTGTGGTTAATTTTCGACCAGGTGGTAATAGATTCTGGAGTGCTACCTGAATTTGATTCATGCACTATTTTAGCTTCTATACAGTACTTTGTCAAGTGATCCGAAGAATGCAGAATTATTGTTAGATATATTAGGGGGTGGTCCAGCCGCTGGAATATGTAAAATTCGAATATAGGTATAAACGCCATTAAAGTTAATGTAATCTATTCCGGTAAATCCAGTATAAACTCGAGTTTCTATAGTGTCATAACTACGATCGTCAGTGGGAGTATTATCTAACGTTCCCTGTATCAATACTGTACCTTTATATGCGGTCATATAAACTGCCGCTGTGTGTAATGCTGAATTTCCGTTAAATTCTGGACTAGCATATATATTGCCGCTTTTATGTTCATACAAATGAGTACTAGAATTATAAGTCGGATTAAAACTAACAATAGTAGTGCTATCTTTTAGTACAGGGGATACATCATTATTAAGATGTATAGTACCGTTCATACCGTAGTAGGTATTAGCGTAGGCGGGGGTATAAGTTCCGTCAGTATCTAATTTTTTTACACTATAGGTATAGCTAGATTTATCAAGATCTAGTGTATCGCTTTCAGTAAGTGTAAGTAAAGCTAATCCCTTAGTGCCAGTAGTTTCCGATAGTACCTCTAATCGTTTTTCCACAATAATTCGTTGATTTATAGCATCAAACATACTAAACACAAAGACTGTGCTAGTAGAGATGGATATACGTTTTTGGTCGCTGTTCTTGAATTGAATCTTAATTTGATTCTTAATTCCTTTTTGTATTGTTAGGTCTCGTTGATACATAACTTGATTAACTCCCCTGATAGTAGCGTCCAAATCTAGTGTAACATCGAGTTTGTTTGCGTATAAATAGATTGGTAAAAATTGCATAATGTATTTATTTAAACACTAATGAGTAATCAAATCCAAGACAAATTCCCGTTCATATCATGTTTGAAATCAAACGATCGTGAATATGTGGGCATTGTTATCAATTGTGATGATTATGTATCTAGCATCTATGATTTATCCATGATTGTTAAAGAAGCAGAAAAGATAATTTTTTTAGAATTAGGTGAAGTTTGGTGGTGGGAAAGTAATCGTAAGATTCCAATTAACATATTTCTCAAGAAAGAGATGCAAATGTTCAGACCTTACATAAAAACATTCAGTAGTAAGGATGTTGAAATATTATTTGGTCCTAAGATTAATCTTAGTGAAATAGCTGAAAAACGCATCAAAAGAAAGTCAATTCAATTAGTTAGAAATGTCAAGAGTAACCGTAACTGAGTTTTTCACAGATTAGATTTAACTGTACTACAATAACACTAGCATAGGAAACAGCATGGGCCTTCTTAAAGAAATAGGAATCTTCAGTTTTAGTCCATATTTCATCATTGATAGCTTGGAATCCTTTATCCTTGCATATTGGGATGAGATGTTTTTTTCCAGGTCTAATCATAGCCAAGACCATGGCTAGATCAACAATGCTTTTTGGTTTTAACTCAGCCAGTAAGTTATGATACCCATTAATATGGAATAGTTGATCGCATATATCTTTTTCATATAATAAGTCCCATAGTGGTTCTGTGTTAAGTAATTCACTAATATGGGCTTCATCTCTAACACCGTTGTAGGCATTAACATTTAAAAAATCAATTTTAAAATATCCTCGATCTTCAGCAGTTTTGTAATCTAAACTAGCGGTATCTGTAATAGGGTTATATGGAATATCGTGACAATAAACACCTGTGTTATGTTTCTTACCATCTTCAAGACGTGCTGGAATATGTTTAATCAACTCAAGTATTTTTTTTCTATCGGCAAAATCAATATCAATATCAGTCATTCTAATCCGTGTCTTATTTTAAATTGTTCTCTCACCTGATTGTATTTTTCTAAATTTAATTTCCACACACTTTGTTTAGTATAGAATAACATCTTTTCTTCAAACATGCAATCAACCATGCCTTGATTTGACAATGCTTTCAACGCTCTATGACTTTTATTCATAGATTGAATTTCTGGATTATTACTATTGGTTGTAATTACAAAAGTGTTGTAACCTTGACGTTTTGCCCATTCAATTTGTTTTGGAACATGATAATAAAATGTAGCAGAATTAAACATAGTTTTACTAACTGTATTTGTAAAATTCTGATATTCGGGTAATGAAGCACCTCTAAACATCAACCTATACGTTGTATTATCGACTTCGGGCAATGGATGGCAACCACTGACACTGACAATTTTATCACCGAGATATGTTAGAAAAAATTGACCACCAACTTCTAAACACCAATCTAATTTCATTGATTCAATAGAATTATTATTTTTATAACCAGGTTCTTCACATGCTTGACAAAAGTCTATTAACTTTGACAAGTGTTCTGTGGAGTATTCGACTGTTATTGTTTTTTTGGATTCCATAGATCTATCTCTGTTCCGACTCTACCTTGATAATACATTGTTGATCCTACCATAGTAACTTTGTCTCCAGTTTGATACCAACCTGTCATAGCACAAGTATCACCTTTGACTAATAATTCTCCGTTAGTAATTTTAACTTGACACCAAAATCTATCTCCTAATATACTAGCATCCAGTGGAGCATTTTTTTTATATTCTTTAACTTTTTCTAAACTATCAAATTCAGTATTAATAGTTAATGGGCCTATTTCGCTCATACCCCAATTTGGAGTTACTATAGCACCTCGAGAAACGAATTCTTCAATCATATTCCAAGAAACAGGCTCACTTCCGCCTAATATATATTTCCCTGTTAGATTACAATCTTCAAATCCTTTAGTTTTCATAATTGCTAACATATGAGCAGGAGTTAAGAATGTATGTGTATATTCTTCAAAATCTTTTAAGAAACTAAATGCATTAAATGCCTGTATCTTTAATTCACACCCTAATGTAAATGCCGCCAATGTTTGTGCCAACAATCCGCCAGCATGGGTCATTCTTGTAACTGTTAATATTTTTGATTTTTTAGTTATTCGTTGTGCCTGAATAGCAACTTCATTTACAGCTTTTAAATTTTCTGGAGATCTAAATATAGTTTTAGGAACACCGGTAGTTCCGCTACTCGATATAGTAACCCCATTATTGAGTATGGAGTTTAAACTTTCAGAAATATTATTAATATCGAATGCCATTATACTTGTTCAACTTTAACACCTGATTTTTCGAGAAACGCAACGCCACTAGTATCCCGATAAGAGTTGCGATATAGAACGTGCCCAATACCACTTTGGTATATAAGTTTGGCACACTCCATACATGGAGCGTGGGTAACGAACATAGTAGCGCCCATACCGCTATTTGTACTTTTGGCCAATTTCGCAATAGCATTTGATTCAGCATGTAATACCTCTGATTTAGTTTTTAGTCTATAACGGCCCTGAATTTCTTTGCCAGCGGCATCTAGATAAGTACCTTCGTAGGGCCAACCTTCCTCAATTTCTTCAGGATCCATCCAACCACCAGCACCACACCATTCTACATTTTCACAATCGTTATCCCAACCTGCAGGAGTCCCATTATATCCATAACTGATCACACTATCATCCTTAACAATGACCGCACCTACCTGTAATCGTCGGGCATGGCTAAGTTGGGCAGTACGAGTAGCCCAGTCCATATATAGGTCAATAAACTTTTGTTTCATAATACGGGTGTAAATCTTTCTAAGAAACTTTCCACATAGCAACTATATTCTCGATCACTAGATTCTAGTCTATAATGAATCCACATATGCCCGTTTAATTCAATTGTATGTAGTACAACAAATGTTTCGGAAATAGTGGCCCACCTACTTCCTTCTTTTGGTATTTTCATAGTTCGCCGCTCTCTGCTAGTTTTAACAGTAGGCTATAATGTTCGTAGGCTTTCTTGACTGCTGGATATTTGTTCTTAATATACTTTTCACGTTCTTTTAATTCAGTCATATGTTCAAACATTCTATAATGACCACGCTCATGTAAGTTATTAAAAACTTCTGCTTCGATATCTGCGATACGTTCTAACTCACTCTCTGCAATTTCCACTGTCAGTAATCTTTCAGTTTCAAAATTCATAGCATTCATTGCTGTTAATTCGTTATAGTCAGCAGGGTTGTTAAAATATTTCACATGCATACGTGTCATTTTATGGGCACGTTTGTTATCATCAATAACTTGTATATGATGGTACTGTAGAAATTTTTTAATATTTTCTTGACTCATTTTATTCCTGCCTCCGAACATATTTCTTTTACCAGTGCAACATCCGCCGGGCTTTGTTTAAATTTCTTCATCCAAAATGGCACATCAAATACTGGAGCAATCATGACCAATTGTTCATCACTCATATTGGCAATCATTGTTTTGCCTGTATTGCTATTCATTATAATCCAAAAACTAATATGACCATTAAGTATATCATGCACCGCTTTGTTTAGACTAACATAAGAAAAGTAATGTGCAAAATTTGCATTATGTGAATCAGCCCACTCCATCATAGTTTGGAGACTTCTTTGCACAGCACTTTCTACTGGTTCTAATTTAAGCATATCAAACAAATATTGTTCGTAGAGTTCGTCTCTGCACCAGTGATCTAATTTAACACCGCTTTTAATTACATAATCAACAAACTTATCTGGATATAGTGGATTAACATTATTGATAAAACTACCAAATTTTACAAAAGCATTATAGTAACTACTATCAGCAAAGTTATCATAAGTCTTAGGTTGTTTAGCATTTTGGGTAAGTTGCCAGAATCGATTAAATGCCATAAAGCCTGCTTGGACACGCTTCTCATCTTTTTGCAAGGCACGCCTCTTACGCTCGCACATATGGGCAACAAGTGTTTTATCTTTCATAAAACTCTTATTACAATGTACGCAAGTATAAGGTTGTTCCACCAATGCTATCATTCGTATTCTTTCCGTTGTTTCTTATCAAAACCCATCTTGTCAAATAGTTCTTCTTTGTCCTTCTTATCCATCAATGATGCCATTAGTTTAATATCAGACATTTTCATTGCTGGATTGAGTTCGCACAATAGTTTTTCAATTTTGTTAGCTTTCTCTTTTTTACCTGCTGCTAGATATGGATGATAAGCATTGGCCCCAGTACCTATTCCTGCAAATAATTTCCACAATAGAGCTTTATGATTCTTACTAAGATCCCAATGATTTTTATTGACCATTTCATTGGTCATTTCGAGGAACCATTCTTGTGTGTCTCTATCCCCCTGGACACTGGCTGTATATCTCATTAAGATATAAGGGCTAAATGCTTTCTTTTCTTCAGGTGTGAGATTATCGTAGAAATCGTAAATCTTACGATCCACCGCATTGAGTTCTCGTTTGATATCAAGTTTTGCGGTTGCCATATTGTTCTTCGTAATCTTTTGTTAAGTAGTATGTTACTTTAACACGATCCAATGCTTCTTGTAAAGCGGGATTGGTTTTAGCCGCACGATGAATATTGCCCCATAATTTACTTTCCATTATGTCATTGTGTAGTGATCTTCTCTTTTCACTCTCTGAATACAAGACACGTTCAACAGAACCTTCTTCTCTTTTATATATAGTTTCACCGTTATCAGGACTTTCAAATATAGGCATTTACCAGCACCTTGTATAATCCACCAATTCACTTTGACGACTAACTTCTTTAACAAAATATGCACAAATGGGTTTAGGACCCGGATGTAAAGGTGTGCATAATAGCTGGCCAGGTTTCATCTTGGGAAAGTACCATTTAACATCTTGATAAACATCAATGATATCAATCTCATGAAATTCAGGTCTAAAACTACTCAATGGATTGAAGCAGAAAGTTTTAAACCCACGGTCATTTAGACTAGTTAGTGGGAGTACCTCCATATCAGGTCCTTCGGGATCTCCCACCACAGCACACCAATCCAATGGCATGGTTATTTCATATGTTCCTATTTTTAGTACAGCAGCTGGGCCAGTAAAACTCTCAAGAAAAATTAGTGGAATAAAGAAATAGTCGGGATTACTGCTATCGCTATTATCCAATACTGCAAATCTTAGATCATCATCTACTTCTTCTGGTAATTCGTTAAGATAAAAAATCTCGTTGTTTAGGGTTAAAATCTGCATTATATGTATTTTACTTTCTCAATATTAAATGGATATTTGGCTTCTTTATAGAAACGCTTTCTTTCAGTTAAGTGTCTTTTTGCATATTTGGTAGCTGCCGTTACATCCCAGATTTGGACGAAGTCTTTGTCGTCAGCTTTTCTAATACCTCGCCCAATGCTTTGTATAACTCGGACAAAGCTCTTTCCGGGTTCCAAAAGAACCAGATTAAAAATCCTAGGAATATTAATACCCACAGCGGCCACACCAAAAGTCGCCACAATAATCTTGTTATCACTTGTTTTAATCTCATCGTACTCTTCTTTTCTGTCTTTGGTTTTAACTTGACCTGAAACAAACACCGCTTCTGGTATTTGTTCAATAATAAATTTACCTGAGTCAATTCTATTAACCAAGACTAAGGTATTTCCCGATGCTGCAATATTACGAATCATGTTACTGATATGTGTCATTCTAGCTGTATCAGTAACAAGATATTTTAGTTCTTCTGCATAGCTGCCGAATTCTTTCCATTCTGCTGTTTGTACAATATTCACATGACAATTACTCAATACACCACGTTCTTGTAATTCATGTGCAGATATATGATTTACAACATCTCCTAGACTTGCTCGCAATGCTTGATATTCGTGTTCGGCTTTAGGTATGGTTCCAGTCAATCCCCAGCGTATAGGAGCATTGGCAAGATTCTGTGTTAATAATTTTTTCAATACATCAGCTTTGGCCATATGTACCTCATCAACAATGACCGTACTCACGCCATCTAAGAATTCTGACAATGACAATAAATCGTCGTTGTCCTGTGATTTTTTGTCTAAAATATTCAAACTTTGCCAGGTACAAATAGTATGTGTTTTGTTGAGATTTTTTCTATCTCCGTAATACACACCAACGTCTAAACCACAATTAACAAAGTCTTCTTCTGTTTGTTCCACTAAACTTTTGTTAGGAACAATGGTTATTGTTCGACCATATTTTTCACAAATTTTACTCAATGTTGCGGTGATAATTGTCTTACCTGCACCGGTAGCAACTTCCTGCAAACATTGTGGATTCTTCAAGAAATTATTTACAACCTCACATTGATAGTCGCGCATACGTATAGGTTTGCCTTCCATAACGTGTCCTTTGGGCCAACATACATCACCCCAAAAATCCTCAGAAATTTCAGGAAATTCCAGGGGGGCGCTGGTCCTAAGATCTTCAACTTCAATGTAATAATTCCTGCTTTCGAGATACTCTAATACAGGTCCAAGCATACTAAGATATGTTGATCCACCGAGACCAAAAAAACTAATACTACCATCCCAACGACCTAATTTATAGCTGGGTCTAAAGCGGGCAGTAGGGTCTTCATACTTGAATTTTTTGACCAAAGCCTTACGAGTATCAAGATCTAAATTTTCAATCTTAACATTTACCTCATCTTTAATAATAACTTTACAGGTACTCAAAGTACTAGGCTCTTTTCTTTTTTATCTGATAACACATTAATAACATTATGCTTGTTTTTCATGAAATTAGCAAGAGTATAATGAATATTATAGAAATTAAAGTTCAATACACAATTAAATTTTAGTTCAGATTCAAACAATGGTTTAGGAAGTTTTCCACTAAGGATAACTGCTTGAGTTGATTTAGAAATTGGAGAATTCAATTTTTCTTCTTTGACAAATTTATTAAAATCTCCACCATTTTCATTGGGTAAGCGGAAAAGAACGCTAATTTCGTGATTTTCAATACCAAGGTGTTTTAACAATTCTAATACTTGTTGAGTTTTGCTTAATTCGTTACCGCCGGGTACAGTTACAATGCAAGGCAATAAATTCTTTACAATAGGCGTTAAATCTAAAATTGAATTTTCTTCTAAATTTATGGAAAAAGAGGCGGAAGGGTCGGATTTTACGAATTTTTTGATTATTTCGTTTTCATTGTATTTTTCCAATGCTTGCTCAACGTTATTATCCCATGTAGTGATACCTGCACACCTTGCTTGAAACACAGATGTTAAAATATTGTCACTAACAAGTTCAGGAACACTACTATGTACATTGATATATTTGGTATTTTTACCATTATAGGTAAGCATGGGTACATAATTTTCAATATTTGCATTTATAGCTTCTATTTGAGATGCAAAATTTTTAAATTCTTCGTCAGCAGTGAAGTTATAATTTTCAATCCACGGTGCAAGGAAATTTATGACTTTATCTTCCAATGATAAAATCCATAATTTGTCATCAGTCTGCCATTCTGCCCGTGAAAATTCATTTTTTACTTTTTTAATCTCATTTACCAGTTTTTCTTCATAGGGGAATTTAACCTTGATAACTCTTTCATCAATATGTGTGGATATATTTTTTACTAAACTAATGGTCCTGATACTAAATTTGAATTGAGGATTATCCAACAATAGAGTTATATCTTTGCCAAGATGGGCATTGATTTGTTGTTTGTAACTTTTTAAAATTTTCAACATTATTGCTGATTGTTTCTCTGTAAAGCCTAAATTTTTGTAATTTATCTGCTCGTAGAAACTTTGGACCAACGTTGAGTCATAACGATTGGTCTTGACAGCGTACATTAGCGGTTGGAGTAAATCTTCAATATACATACAATTATTATACTACAAAACACAAAAGGACTCAAGTCCTTCTGTGTCAAATAACAACGTCTTCCATGCCTGCCGTTCGGAGTTTGATAATATTACTTAGTTGCCATTGCTTGATATCCAAGCCCTTGATGATACCCAGCCATTGATTGCGTAGTAGTGCAAACTCATTGATAATCTTTTCCATATCAACCACATCTGCTTCGCCTTCCACGTACTTTTCCACATCTCTACTGCTGAGAGCACGTTGATAGTTTTCTAAATATTTCTTAAAAGTTTTAGAACGTAAGCGGCGTAGTTCGATGTTTAGATATTCTAGAATACCTTCAATTTCTTGAAGTTGATTGAACCGATGAGCAACAATACCAGGCAAAGCAGCAGAGGATTTTTCCACGTTTCCGTGGATTTTAACCTCTGCTCTTGCTGAGTCTAATTCAAGGTAATAGTAATCAATACAGCCTGGCAAGTGAGCAATATCTTTGCTTACTTTGCTGTACCAATTCACAATTACTCCTCGTCTTCGTAGTAGGTATCGTCTTCGTCTATCTCATTTTCATCATTAAATTCATCTACAATAAGTTGTATTGCAGAATCAAGATGTGAATCAAAACCCATAACTGACTCAAGAACTGACAACTCTACATCTTGTGCAATTAAAAAATCTACAAAATGTGTTGCTGCTGTTTCACGATTTTTCTCAGGTATATAGTCCTTAAAAGTGTCCCATACACCGATAATTTGATCTTCTTCCATTTTATACTTCCTCTGTTTCCACTGCTGCCTCTATAGGCATAATAATACTATCATCCCATTCGGCCATAATTACGGTTAGTCCTTCTTTGTCATTACTATTCCATGCTTTGCGGAATTGTTTGATAATCTCGCCATCTTTAGTTATATAAACAAGACTATTGCCTTCTTTCTTCAACTTACCTTTGTCTTCAAACAAATCAACCAAACCACTAAATGGACTCATACCTGTTGAGTATGGGATCTCAACTTGTACTGACTCAAAGGGTTTAGCATAGCGTGTTTTCATGATTTTACAGGCTGAACGAATACCATTTACTGTGGTAGTTTTATTACCATCTTCGTCAGTTTTCAGCTTCAATTTACGCATTGCAACTACGATAGAACTAGCATAGATGAAACCTTGACCACCTGAAATTTTATCATCCGGATCAAACATGTCCTGACTTGCGTAGGTGTGATTAGTACAAACCATACCAACATTCCATGAGCCAAACATGTTAACACAGTTACGAACTAATGAAGTTAGCGCCTTGGGCTTACGACCCATATCACCTTTCATCTCACCTGCTTCAAACTGATTAACATCGGTAGGAGTTAGCAACATACCCAAACTATCAATGACGAACAAAATCTTAGGACGACTTTCTTCGGGCATTAATTTATACTCTTTCATGAATTCAGAAATGGTTTTTGCCACATCGTCAATCATAGCCATATTGAGTTTAAGTAGTTTATCCTCACTTGTATCAACACCTAAATCCAACAACCACTTTTCATCAAGGGCGTTTTCGCTATCAACTAGAATAACAAAAATACCTTGTTCTTGTGCATGACGGATGATGTTGCCAGAGCAGATATAACTCTTTCCTGCACCACTTTCACCGGCAAATACTGTAACTTTACCAAGAGGGACTCCCCTAAAGAAGTCCCCAGAGATAAGATAGTTAAGAGCATAGTTGCCAGTTGAGATCCAATCTGTTGGATCGTTAAAGCCAATACCAAGACCATCAATGGACTTAGTAATTGACTTTCTAAACTTAGAAATATCAAATGCTTTTCCCATCTGTTACTCCTTAGTTTGTGGCTGCGTTACGATTACGAATCATTGCAATAATATCTGCTGCACGTGATCCTGCTTCGTTTTTTGGTGCTTCTTCTGCAACCACTTTAGCGGGTGTTGCTGCCGCAGGTTCAAAAGGGATGTCATCATCTCCAATTGGTGCTGCTGGTGCTGCTTTTGGTGCTGCTGTACTTGCGCTACCAGTTGCTGAACCACTACCACCAAAGCCTGCTGGTTTGAAGTATTGACCCCAACGATCGCCATCATATGCTTCACCATCAACTGATGCTGCAAACATTTCTGCGATAACTTTAAGTTCAACTTCACCTGGCTTCTTAGGCAAATAAGATTTCAAATCAAACAAACCATATTGTTTAATTGCTGCTTGTTCTGCCTCAGCAAGAGCACGTTCGCGACGAGCCCAGGTTGATGTAGAATAGTCAGCATATCCACCTTTGCTTGTTTTAGCAATCTTGAAGTCTAAGCCACGGACATAGTCAGTAGGCAATTCTTCGATCTCAGCATCCATCAACGCATTCTTAACAATGTTAAAAATTTGTGATCCGATAATGAAACGACGGATTGGATTCTCAGGTAATTTTCCATCTTCTTGTAGTTTGCTGTCACCAACAAAACCTTGGAACAAGTAAGATTTCTTTTTCCAGTACTTACGACCCATGTCTTCCAAAGACTTATCTTTGAACCACGGACGGACTTCTGTCAATACTGGGCATGTTTCGCCCCACATTTCCATACCAGGAACTTGTACAGTAACGGGTTTTCTATTTGTTTCACCTTTAATTCCAGCGAAGGGCAATTTGATCATTGC